TATAATTTTTAGGTAAATCTGCGTAAGGTAGTTGTAAAGAATCAGCTTCTGCAGCTATCTGTGCTGCTACGTCAGCTTTATCTTCTATCCTTGCTAATCTATCTGCGTTATCATTACCCCATTTAGCTAACTTAGTAGATATTATCTTTGAAGCATTATCTGCTTTAGTTTGATAATAGAAAAGATTTATATAAGGGTTCTTTAGTTTGACGTACTTAGCGTCTTCAAAAGCTTTCTCCTTTGCAGCGTTATCTCTTTGAATCGCTGCTTTCTTCTCAAGATCGTCTACTTCATCAACATTCTGAAGAGATTGCTGTAAGGCGTAGGTTTCTTGTTTTATTAACTCTTCGGCTGCTTTTGCTGCCTTTTTACGTCTATCTTCTCCTAACCTATCAATATTTCTATTACCAAAACCTTTCCAAGTCTGTACAGCTTGCATCCCTTGAGCAACTTTAGGGTCTTTTACATACTCTCTTCTATCTATTAATTGACCACCTACTTGTTGTGGTATCTCTAAAGGAGCCGCAGGTCTAGGAAGATTCTTAGGTTGTGCAGGTAAAGCAACTTGATCACGTACTTGACGTTGTGGTTTAACTTTGTAACTATCGGTCATTTGCTCTCCCCGCTAACGGTTTTTGTTTGTGTACCTTGGTAGTAATCAAGAGCTTTATCAGCCAATGTTCCTATAGCGTTTATAGCAAACAGGCTACTACTTGGACGTATCGCAGAAGGTGGTTCATAACCTTCTACTTTTATAGGAGCTAAAGGTTTAACAGGATCTGCCTGCGGTTGAGGTGTGTAGAACTGAACCTGATTAATAGTATTCTGTCTAGCTACGTTAAGAGATTCAGCAGCTCTCAACTTATCTGCCATACGCCATTCACGAGTAATCTGACGGTTACTGAGATTACTTAAATACTGTTGGTTATAAATATTCCTACCTGTTTCAATAGTTCTACCTACTTGACCACCTGCAATTCTTTTGGCTGAATCGACTACTGTTTTTAATCTGATTTGTTCTAGCTCTAAGTTATCTGTGGATTCTTGCTCATAAAACTGACCATCTAAATCAGCTATCTTTTTGGAGAAGTTTTCTGTAGCTAAATCAGTTACATCACCTTTATAAGCAGCTTGTTGTTTTTCACGGGCTCTTTCATACTGTCTCATCTTTTCTGTATAATCAGCAGCTCTGTAGTAGGAACTTAACTGACGATCAAAGTTCCTGTAGTTTTCTCTGTTTGTTTGAGCAAGCTGAGTCCAGTACTGAGCTTTCTTTATCTCTTGCTGTGATACAGATTGGTAATAACTAGCTTTCCCTTGAAAATAATCACCAACTATACCTAAACCTGCTTTCATAAAGTCAGTAGAAGTGGCGAAATTCTTTAGAAATGACATTTACTGATACTTCCTCGCTACATCAAAATACAAGCCAGTCCACTCTAAAGCAACGAACTTGGCTTGATCAATGCTGTTGTTTACTACTTCTATGGTAACTTGATCGTTCTTACTTTGGATATAGGCTCTGAATTTAGCTTCCTCAAAATCAGATATTTGACCTACTACTATGCCAGAGTTTAACGGTGCTCTTCTATCAAATTCATAAGTAGTAGTACTCCTATGGTCAGGAGTAACCTTCACTGTGAAGTACCTTGCATCATTGTAGTAAACATCCAAGTATCGTAACTGAAGGCGGCCAGTACGATTACCAATAAAAGTGTTGTCAGTCGCAGTTCTTGAATAGGGCATGAGCTGAGGCGGCTCAAACTTAAACGTGTAGTTTTCTCCAAATATCCATGAACTTCCACTAAAATCGCCCAAACTATCGCAAACAAAAGAATTAACCCCAGCAGGAATAGACTGAGCCACGACCCAACGTTTCTCAGCTTCGTTAGCATCAGTTTTATCCTGTTTGATAACGACAAATTGGCTAGGATTTACTGTGTAATAGGGGAGAGTAACTGTTGTTTTATTAGTTAAACCACTGTAATTAAAAGTGGGTACTCCTAAATCAGTCTCAATAGAACTAGCTAATTGTCTATCTAATAAGAAAAGATCCTTCTCTTCTTGAGGTGGTCTAGATGAGTTAAGACCTTCTAGGTAGTACTTAACAGTTCCGTTCTCCGTGTACTTAACCACTTTAAGTAACGTACCCTCAACAAAGTCACACCAATATATACTTCTGTTAGGGAATGTCCATTTAGACCAGGCGTTTTGTTTGTTACTTAAGGAGCCACCTGAAGCTTCCCAAAAGAATTGATACACATATAAAGCGTCAGGATCATCTTGACTTAAAGCTATTAAGTACTGATCTGTCCTACTAACAGCTAATGAGTCAATATTCTTAGGTATTAACTTAGGTACAGTTTCTGTGATTACAGCAGTTTGTCCAAGGTTAATACCAACAGTACGGTCAGTAGTAATGAAAGTATGTAGCCCTGTGAAGTCACCTTCTTTAACAGGGAATATAACTTGAGGTCCAACTTGTTGAGGCTTAACTTTAGATTCCATACTAATGGAACTAATACGACCTACAGAAGCTGTTTCTGGAGAGAACGTAACGTTATCACCTGAATAAAGTCTGAACTGGTTCTCATTAGAAAATAGAACTAACTCATCCTGCTGCTGTAAAGCGTAGTTCAGAACTGCTACATCGTTACTTACCGCTGTTAGATCAATAGGGTCTGTATCTATTACTTGTAAAGCAGATTGAATCCAGAAATTGTAATAAGCACCTGCTTCACTGAGGATTATATTCTCTCCACTAATGAAACCTAAACGGTTTTTAAAGAATACAAGGTCTGTTATTTTCTTACTTACAAAAGTTGGTCCTGGCATCTCATCAGCATCACCAGCTAATCTAGATGTCCAGCCTGGTATTTCTACCGTAGTTGAGCTATCTGTATAATTAGTACCACTAAACGGTAGGCAGGTAAACCTAGTAAGACCTGAATCGTTTCTGTAATAAACAAAAGCGTGAGGCATTGTATTGTCCTCTAGCTTCCCAGCCGTACCCCATCCTCCTACCTCTTCCCAAGAACCTCTACCATAAGTACCATTAGCAGTTACATTTTCTGCGTTAAATTTCAAATAATAAGAGCTTTGATCGGCTGAACCGTCAGGAGCGACTATAACTGTATAACCTTCCCAACCTGCTGATGGTAATTCAAGAATGCTAGTGACTTGGTTAGAGAAGCCATCCATTAAAGTGTTACCTCTAGCATCAGAAGCTACAAAGCTTTTAATAGACCTAGCAGCATCAGTAAGATTTACAAGAAGTTGAGAATCTTTAAGGGTAACAGTTATCTCACTTGCATTAGCATCAGCAAGTAAATTCGTTCTTAAATCTGTGGCAATAGTCTGTGTACTAACTGCTGTTCCTGATGCAAGGGTTGGTGTTGTAATAGTGCCATCAATAGTAGTTCCATCATCTAATTCAATATCTATGTTATAAACTGTGGCATAATCAACCAGTTTGACATTAACCTGAGCCTTTATCGGCACATAAGCAGTGCTTATATAACCTATGTTGTATCTAGTTAAAGTTTCAGAGCTGTCATAAGCTACATCCTTTTGAATGTTAGTTACAAATACAAAGTCTTGAAAAGACGTAGCTCTAAATCTATCTCTAGCTCTTCCTGACCCTCTAAAATATTCAAGGTTAGCAGAGGTAATACCAGCAAATACCTGTTGAATTGGTACAACGGTGGGTAATATTCCACTTATAGGTTCTACATTTGCCACTGCTGTTACAAATGTTTTACTAGCTGTAACAGTTAAAGTTTTACTACTACCAGCATTGCTATCCGCATTCTGGTCTAGGGTCATTTGGTTAGTACCAAGCTCTATAATCTTTGACCCTGTAGGTATACTGCTACCACTCACCGTGGCCCCTACAAATAAATCCGTAGTTCCTCCAGAAGTTATTGATACTACAGGACTACCATTAGTTGTAGTACAAGTTTTAGCTACTGTAGAACTGTCATCTCCTATTACTAATACAAAACGTTCATCAGTACTTCTGTTGTAAACAAAATACCAAGCTTCATCCCATTTAATAGTCCCACTTAAGTTATTACCAGGAGTACCGTTACCGTCATATTTAGTTAAAGTATCAATCTGTTTAAGTGGTACTGATCCTAATCTCTTCTTAAGACCTTCTACTAAATCACAATTAGCGTTCTCAAGGTTCTTAGAAAAACCAGGCAAAACAAAACTATTTGCTTGTTGGTTAATACCCTTATTAAGTGGGCCAATGATTTGGCTATAAAGTTCTCTTGCCATTAGCGATCTAGGATATCAGGACCAAAGGTTGTCATTACACGACCACCGTACAAATCATCAGGACCACTTATTAGGTTGTAGTTCTGTGCCATATCCTCTGTTCTTCTTAGTATTCTAAGTGCGTTTTCTTCATCTTCAGCCGTATAAGCTTCAATGCTGTTAGAAGTAACTGCACGGTTTGAAAATATCCTACCAGCCCGTATCATTATATATCTTCTACCCGTCTCAGGTATAGTATCCCAGTCTAGTTCCTCTACAATCTCAGCAATAAGATCACTAGTACTGCCAGTAATCGCTACACCTAAACTACCTCTTAAATCATAGGTAGCTTTAACACGGTCATAAATTTTAGTACCTCTAAGAATGAAGCGTTGAGAAGGATATGAAATTGGATTAAAACGTACAGCTAAAGTATTACTTCCAAGAGTTGTTTCACCGTTAGTGTCTAAAGGAATACTCGCAGCAATTCGAGTGTTCCAAGACCAACCTGCTCCTTGAACTTCAGTACTTATTTCTTCTAACACACTTTCTGCAAGACTTGTATCCCCAGTTAGAGGGGGAGTTAAAGAGTTAACAGGAGCTTCTCCAATTATGGAGAGAAGTGTATTTACTGCTTTTAATTTAGTAGTTGCCATTATGTAAACAAAAAGGGGAAACTTACGCCTCCCCTTATTGTATGCGGTAATGCTAGTTAGCAGTTACCAAGGATTACCATCATGAAGTAATGAAACTGCACAATCAGGACGGAGTATACCGTGTCCAACTGCGTAGCTTGCGACCATCATGGTGCTCTGAGTCATTGCTTTATACTCAGAACCAGTCATCTGCATATTGAGATCCTTAAGAGCTACTGTTCCTACAGCTTCTTTTGTGAAGCATAGTCCGAACAAGTTAGTAAGAGTTGAGGTGTTACCCTGCTCATCTTGCCAGTAGTCGTTAGTACCTGAAGCTGCTGATCCGTCAGAACCATCCTTACCATTGATGTAGTTAGGACGCTCACCTCTAGTAGTAGCCGCCTGAGCTGCTGTACCTGAG